CCGCTGCGTCATCGGCTCTGTGTCCGTTGACGTCATAAGTGTGCGCGCTACCACATCTACAACTACAGACTTTGCAACATTTTCTAAATATGGTTTTTCTTCTATTATTCGATCAAGGTTTTTTCCCACCTTATCAGCTTCCATTCTCAAGCTATCCTCTACTATTGGCAGTAAGTTTTTTGCGCGCTCTTTTTCGTCTTCTGTCAGTGATCTCCACAGTTTTTCAACGTCTTCGATCTTGGCAAAGTTATTCATCTTTTTTTCACCGTCTTTCTCTTTTTAGGGGCGGATCCGGGCGGCTTTTCCGCCTCCCAGTCTCCACCCTTCAGTTCGCACTGTGTTTCGATCACATTCCCTGTCCGTTTGTTTCTGTATATCAAGTTTCGTCTACCACCCTTGCAAAATATTCCGGCACAAGAATTCCCCATCCGAGATAGACTTCTGCGCGGATGTAAACCTGGTTGTAACCTTTTAAGTCTTTTCCTGTGTTGTCCGGATCGCCATATTTAATGATCTCCAATGGAATTTCTTTCGAGAACCCCCACTTGAAAGCGCTGGAAAAATCGCCCACGATTGCGTGATCTTTCACAGTGTCGTTGTATACAGTCTTGTTTACACTTGTTTTCATTCCTCCAAGAGATTCCGGCGATGCTCCAAACCGAAATTCCGGGTACTGTCTGACTCCGTTTTCCTTTACCGTTGCCATGTCTGCCCCGAATGCATTTGACAGCGCCATTCCTGTAACATCTCCGTCTGATCCTTGTACCATCGCAATCGCCACGTCTAAATTTGTATCCGGCGTTCCTTTTGTATATTTGACTTTTTGTGTTACTTTACTGTCAAAATGATTCGTGCCCACAACTGTTGATGCTTCACCCGTCCGTGGGTTGATACCGTGAAACGCTGCCAGATCAAAACCTTTCGCTGCTTTTGCCGCAAAACCATTGTTAAACGCTGTTAAAGTATCAAGCTGTTCCTCTTCTGTCGCGTACAAAAATTCATCTGAAACTCTCGCTCCGTACTCGAATTTAATCGGTACGATTTTTACCGGATCTACAGTAATTCCGCCCTCTGACTTTTTCCCGTTTTCTGCTACAATATCGATCTCATTGTCCATCGAAAAAATAAATTCTTTCAGTCCGTTGAATGGGATCGGCGTCTGTCCCGATAAAACCGCTAAAGATGATCTTCCCTTCACTTTGTTCATAAGATCTTTTACAAGTACCGCGTCAAATAAATTTTCTCTTCCTGTTGCCATGTTCTTATTCTCCTTTCAAATTGTTTAACATTTTTTTCGTTGCTTCTCTGATCGAGTCGTCTTTATTGTCTGTGTCTCGTGTAAAGTTCGGGTATGTGGTTTTTCCCTTCAAAAATTTAGAAAAAGCTTCCGCGTCTTTCTTCATTTCGTCTTCTGTTCCCCCTGACAACTTCCCTGCAAGTTCGTAGGGAATTCCGTTTTCCATTGCCACTTTTACCCTTTTCGATTCTTTTTCGTACTTTGCGATCGTGGCGTCTTTGTTCGCCGCATCTTCCGGGGATAAATACCCTTTGTACTTCTCTTCTGCTTCTTTCGGTGATAAGTACTCTTTGTACTTCTCTTCCACAGCTTCTGGTGATAAGTATCCGCTAAATTCCCTTCTTACCGTTTCTCTTTCCTGTTCCAGCCGATCTTTCACAGCCTCCTCGAACTGTTCTCGCGTTTCAATAGCTTCAAAATCACTCATTTTTTGTTCTCCTTTCCCCGCTTAACCCGGTGGTTTTGGTATTTTTGTATATTAAAAAAGTGCTGTTTCCAGCGTCTTTTTAATATCTTGCTATCTGTTTTTTTCGTTCCTTTGTTTCTGTGCATTTCCAGTATGCAAGGATCACACTGTCAAGCAGTGCGATTTCAACCCCTTCTTTTAATGATCTGTATCCGAATCCTCCGTTTGATCCTATCGCCCTTTTTTCGCTGTTGCTTACAGACTGTGTTAACGATGCTTGGTTAGAATGACAGATATTTCCTTTAAACAGTCCTTGTTCAAAAGTCGCGTTTGCTCCTATAATTTCTTTTACAGTTGGCAGGGTTGGTGCTTTCATTTTTGCATCTTTCATGTCTTTTTCGAGTATATGCTGCCCGTTCGCTCCGTCTACAACTACCGTTTTGGGTTTCATTTCCGCAATGTATGATAGTATCCAGTCGTTCCCTTCGCGGATTGTTCTGCAGTCGAGTGCCTCAACGAAAATTTTTCCTTCATTCGTTTTTGATGCTACCGACATCGCAACATGCTGTCCGTCATGTCCATATTTAACCCCAACAAAAAGTTCTCCTTTTAATTTTGGTTTTGATGCGATCGCCAGTGATTCCCACTCTGTTTTACTAATCGCCGATTTTTGATTATATTTTAACCACAGTCCCAGTCTTTGGATGTTAAAATCTATATCATCCGTTGTAATTTCTGCCCGGATCTTCCTTTCTGTCAGTATTGTTCCTAACGACGGGTTTGTTTCGTACCACGCCTCAACATCGTTCGCGGATGTCAAGTTTTCAACCGACCATTCCGCCCATCCAGAGTCAAATCCCCGGCCGGCAAGTACTGTCTCCCTATATTTTGTAAAAACTGTTCCGGCCGATACCGCCGTCGGCGGCGTTCCAAGCATGATTGTTTGTGGGTTCTCGCTGTCTGATACAATATATTTCAGTGACGTCTCCTGTGCTTCCGTGTATTCTTGTGCCTCATCTATAATTAACACGTCGTACCCTTCGCCAAGTCCGCCCGATGATGTTCTTGTTCGGAATTCCACCACACCTCCATCACTTGTGTATAAGTGTTCTTTTCCGAACGCCTTAAATGATGATGATATCTTGATTCCTGCTTTTTCGCACATTCGATCCAGCCGCTCCCACACTGCGTGTGATGTTGTTGCTCTGTGTGCCGTGTATAGAATTCTTTCGCCGTTTTTCAGTCCCCATAGGCAGCGCGCCAACACATTTTCCGACTTTCCGTTTCGTCTCGGCACTGAATAGCCATATTTCTGATGCATCCATAAACCATCATCGTTTACGGCCATAATGTCGCATTGTAGCAACTGCTGCCATTCAAGCAGCTCGTTCCCTGTCTTTGCGTACAGTTCCGCAGCTTCTTGTCCTCGTGTTTTTGAATAAGGAATCGTTACGGATTGAGTCGGCGTCTGACGTCCTAACCTCGTTTCCGTCATGACTTTCCTCCTGTCTTTTAACTATATCTTTCACGAGCAATATCACCCCATTGCCCGAAGGGACATTTTTTTCAAATTGCATTAAAAAAACGCGCTTTTCGCGCGCTTAGATAAATGGAGTTATTTCTTTTATATCTTTCAAAAATTCTTTCGCTTTCTCTATTAAGGAGTTGTTGCACACATACGCAATCCCTTCCGGTGTGATCTCTGCCGTTTTTAAATCATAAATCAATTCTTTGCCCCACACTTTTTCTGTTTCGCATGTTATATATCCGTCTTCAATTAAATTTCTCATGATATAATCCCAGTATTTCCGGTTGATCTGCAGTAGTTGACTGTCGTGAGTAATCATGTTCGGGTTTGTATCTTCTCCCGATTTCAATTTTACATACAAGTACGATAGTATCTTGTATACAATTACAAAATAATCGTCCTTTGCCATTTCGCCTCACCCTTCGATCTCTTCTATCATTTTTTCAAACATTTCTTTTTCATTCATTTCTTCCATGTAGAACAGCTTTCCATCCTCAAACATGTTTTTTTCCACTTCTGTTTTTGAGAATGCGTGTTCTAATACGATCGCGTTTGCCCAACTCAGCCCCGATACAATAAAAAACTCGTCCTCTCTTACAGCAAAGCACTTTTTCCCTCGCACTTCTGTTTCTTTCTTGTATCTTCTTTCAAATTCTTTTTCTAACGCCTTGCATCTTTCGTTAATCTTCTTTTTCTTTTCCGTTGATATCATATCTTTTCACACCTCCTTTCCCCGTGGAAATTTTATAGGTGTTTGCGAAACGCCACAAGCCGCATAAATACGGCATTTTAACTTTTATAAAACAAAACATCTCCTCAACGGATTGTGGTAAAATAGAGTTGCCTAGAAACTATAAACCAACCACCCGAAAGGAGATGTACCTATATGATACCATATAAGCAGCTCACTTTGGCAGAAGTTTTTGAAGATTGCCAAAATAAATTCGATAATGACAAATATCAGTTTCTTTCTCTACTTGACCAAACCATTAATCTTGATGAAATTGTTCCTGTTTCTTTTGTTACTCATTTTCACGCTTCTACAGGAAGACCTCGTAAGCATCCACTTTATCCTATGATTAAGGCTCTCCTTATTCAGCGCGTTTTCTCAATCCCGACAGATACTCTTCTGATTATATTTTTAAAATATTCTCAGGAACTACGGGATTTCTGTGGCTTCCGTGTTGTTCCTGATGCCTCAAAATTTACCCGCTTTAAACAGGACTTTCTTATGGACTTACAATCGATGTTCGATCACTTAGTTGATATCACTGAACCGATCTGCCAACGTATTGATTCTAACCTTGCTTCCATGAGTATCTTTGATACTTCTGGAATTGAGGCATGGGTAACAGAAAATAATCCGAAATACGCAAACCGTATCATAAAACAGTTAAAGGCCTTTGCAAAGGCTCACAACTTTGATAAAAACTTTGATCCTTACAAAGCTGCTTACGGCTCAATGCCTGCACACGCTACTGCTAACCCAGCTATCCAACAGATGTACATCAACGGACATTTCTGCTATGCCTATAAGTTTGGTATTGTCACTAATGGTCTTGGTATTGTTCGCGATATTACCTTCTACAATAAAGATTTCCTAAATGCTCATCCTAATATCATTGTTGAAAAGAAATCCGATTCACCAGATGAAGATAAATCACTTGCGGACTCTAAGGCACTGCTCCCTGTTTTGATTGATTTCTTTCAGAAGCATCCTTTGATCAACCCTAAAACTTTTCTAGGCGATGCCGCTTTTGATACCATTGAAATCTACAAAGCCCTTTTGGATGATCTTGGCTTTGAAAAAGCATTTATTCCACTCCGGACAAAACTATCAATGGAAGAAAATGGCTACACCTTCAACGAAAATGGTGTTCCTTGCTGTCCGCATGATTCCGCACTTCCTATGAAACGGGAAGGGAGTAAATCTCATCTGAGAAGCAAACTTCCCAGCATGAAGTTTGTATGCCCTAAAATGAAATGGGAATACAACCGTGAAACCAAAACGAAACGCCGTGTCTGCCGCTGTGAGAACCCCTGTACCACATCTTCCTGTGGAAGAATGATTTACATTTACCCCGAAAAGAATCTGCGTGCCTATCCCGGTGTGGAACGTGGTTCCGTAGAATGGGATGAGACCTATAAAATCCGTGTAAACGTTGAAAAATCAATCAACCATTTTAAAGACAGTTTCTGTATTGCCGGTCGTAAAACCCAAAATGAGAAAACACTACATGCAGATTTGTTGCTTGCAGGAATTTCTCAGTTAATAACTGTCATGGTTGCTGATAAAATTCACCAGCATCAATACATACGAAGTTTAAAACCACTCATAGCATAG